CAAGAACTCGCTTAATAGCATCTTCATCGAATAAAGGACGGTTAAGAAGATCACGTAATTGCTCCCTGTTAAATCTGTGTCTTTCGATAACATATTCACAATCATTGATAGAGGTAGCAGAAGGATCAGGATAAAAATCCCAACAGCTAACGGAACTTAAACGAGGAACAGTCTTTTCATAAGGTTGGTATTGTTTCTCGTCTTCAGGACTACCTTCTTCTGGAATTGCCCAGTTATGTACTGTCTTGCTATAGTTAAACGGCCCTTTTACAACACCAGTACCTAATAAGGAACACTCAAACAAGG